ATGCGCAGAGGTTAATCCATGAAATTCATCAGAAGGCTTTACCGCCGGTTCTGGGATTATCCACGCAAATGGGCGAGCCCCGGTTTTGAAAAGCACGAAATGCGTGCTTGGTATTGGCGCGGTGAAAAATACCGTGAGGACGCATGAACGATATTGATCTGTTTGGAGATATGAATTCAATGGTTAATCCAATTATTCGGCGCGAATGGGCGATGTCAAACGCCAAGACATTTTCAGTAAAACCAATAGGCGCTATGGTGAAACGATATGCTTCCGCAGCTAATGCATCAATCGACCCGTTTGCCAATGGCAACAGATACGCGCATGTGACGAACGATCTTGACCCGGATCAGAATTGTGATTTCAGTATGGATGCTCTCGACTTCCTGAAGTCACGTCCTGATGCCTCTGCGGATCTCATACTATTTGACCCGCCTTACTCTCCACGGCAAATATCAGAGCACTATAAACGCATGGGAAAGACAGTGAACATGGAAACGACGCAATCAAGTTTCTGGTCAAAATTGAGAATTGAAGTGGCTCGCGTATGTCAGAGGGGTGGGGTAGTAATATCATTTGGCTGGAACTCGGTCGGAATCGGTAAGACGCGCGGATTCGAGCAAGTGGAGATATTGCTTGTATGCCATGGCGGTGCAAAAAATGATACGATCTGCACGGTGGAAAAAAAGATTATATGAAGATTGTCCCTGAAACTCCGACACCTCGCTTTCTAATCGAGCAGCGCAGGTTTGATAAAATCTGCGGCGACAAAGTCATCATGAACATCGGCCAACGAATAGCACACCGATCCTGGTACTCATGGAAAGAATACCACAAGGCATTGAGGACTTTACCGAAAGAAAACCGGCCGGCGGCGCGCCAGTATTTACGGGCCGCGCAGCAAGAGCGCCAATTCTATAATCCAGACGCAATGTGGTTCGAGAAATACCTCGAAAGCAAAGTCGACCATCTCAGGTCGTTTGAAGTCCCGATCACCCCAGCCGTCTATATCATCGGAGCGCATCGAATGATGCTCGGGGCAGCAAAGGTCGGCGTGACGTTAAAGTTCGATCGCATCAAGGACAATAAAGTCCGCGTGTATTACGCCAGCGACCTCGGCATGGCACTGGACTGCGTGAAGATTGAAAGCCAATGGAGAGATAAAGACCTATGGGATGCTCTCAGTGTAGAGCCACCAATTCAGACTATTTACCACATGAAAATCCGTAAAAGTGTTGCCACGGCACCACGACGAGAGATGGTGAATAGCGGAGGATAAAGATGAAACTTGAAAAACTATCGGCCATGAACCTGGCTGGCGGGGATCTGGTAAAGCAGATCGAAAACGCGCTGGAGAAGGTAAGGGCCAACATTGCTAAATACGGGAACGAGGCTGGACATGGAATCCAGATCAACATCCCGTTTTCCAAAAACATCGAGAACGATTACTGGCAGAACTCAGTGCAGACGACCGTCACCTGTAAGTTGAAAGACACGCAGACCGGTTCGAGTTCACCGATCAAGATCGATGCGAAAGGAATGTATGACGGCAACAACCAATTAGAATTACCGATAAAATGATTCTAAAGGCAGTAGTCGGATTCGCCGGAGTCTATGAAGTAAGCGACTCCGGCGAAGTTTACTCAATCAACTATAGGCGATCAGGAATGCGCAAGCGTCTGGCTGAGATCGGTTTGAAAGGCTACAAAAGAGTCGCGCTGTCAAAAAATGGAAATTCAAGGCAGTACTTGGTTCATCGATTAGTGGCAATCGCGTTCTTAGGCATTGACATTCAAAAACCGTTTGTGAATCATAAGAATGGGATCAAGTTGGACAATAGACTCGAAAATCTTGAGTGATGCACTTTCTCAGAAAACTTACAGCATTCATATGACTTCCTTGGCCGGATTTCAGGCATGAAAGGGAAGCTTGGAAGGCTTAACAAAAACAGTCGTCGCATAATTCAGTACGGGATGGCTGGAGAAAAGGTTGCAGAATATGATTCTATCGCCGACGCTTGTCGAATATTGAACTTACGCGACGCCAACATTTGCGCTTCCGCTAAAGGAAAAAGAAAATCCTCTGGCAGATACATTTGGAGGTATGCATTATGATCGTTGAAAGTAACCACAGATCAAATAACGGGAAAGAGGTGTTCTTGCAGATGCTGGGGAAATTGATCCTCAGCATCGAGCCGGAACACCGGTTCCATGCAAAACGCAAATGGGTCTTTGACTACTACATCCAAACATCAAAAATAGCAATCGAGATCGAAGGGGCTGTCTTTGCTGGTGGCCGGCACACCAGAGGCGTTGGATTCATTGCCGACACCGATAAGTACAACACAGCCACCGTTGCCGGGATCTGCGTGTACCGAATCAGCACCAGCGACTTCTCTAAACCAGATCGAATCAAAGAGCACGTCACCGCGATCTATAATCTGCACATGCGTCGCGCTCGGGTTCTGCTGAACGATTGGGCGCTCGATGATCACGTCTATCAGCCAAGAACAAAAGCCAAAAAGGTGCACAAGACAAAGCGCACCCCGAACGCAACGATGCCGGTTCGGTAAGGATTCTCATGCTCGACAAAATACTCAAGACAGAAAAAATCTCGTGGAAGGCACTAAAGCCATACCAGCCAAAAGGCCTGAAGAAGACCACACCAGAGCGCATGGCCAAGCTGAAGAAGTCGCTCAAAGAAAACGGCTTTGCTTCGCCGTTCTACGTATGGCAGCGCGGCAAAGACATCATCTCGCTCGACGGCCACCACCGTCTTATGGCGATCGAGGAGATGGCGACAGAGGGAGAAAAGATCCCGGAGAAGCTGACCTGTAATTTTCTCGACATCAAAAACGAAAAAGAAGCCAAGCGAATATTCATGGCCTACCAGAGCCACTATGCCCAGATGACGAACGACGGCTTTCTGGACTTCACCAGCGACATGGACATGGATAGCATCGCCGCGTCGTTTGAACCGTTCAAGCTCAACTGGGGATTCAAGAGCACCGGGCCGACAGAGGTAGACGAGAAAGACCTGCCGACCGTTGTAAAGCCTGTCAGTCAGAAGAAAGACCTGTTCGAGCTCCATTCACCCAAAGGCATGGTGCACCGTCTGTACTGCGGGAGCACGGCCGATGCAGCTGACATGATGCTCCTCGTAGGCGGAGACGCGCCGATCATGGTCTTTACCGATCCTCCCTATGGTGTGAACTATTCCCAGAAGGCCAAGGATATGAACAAGGCCAAGAAAGGTGGAGGCATGAACGAGCGCCCGATCGTCGGAGACCACACCGAGAGCGCCAGAGCTCTGTACGACATGCTTCTGCCGGCCTTCAGAAACATCTATCAGGCCATGTCGAATAAATGCAGCTTTTATGTCACCGCTCCACAAAGCGGAGAGATCAGTTTGCAGATGCTGCAGATGCTGCAGGACGCCGGGATGCTCGCTCGCCACATCCTGATCTGGAAAAAGAACTCCCCGACATTTTCAATGAACCGACTCGACTACGATTACCGGCACGAGCCTATATTCTACGGCTGGAAGCTGACCCATAAGTTCTACGGCGCCGGAGAGCATAAGACATCGGTCTGGGATATCAACCGACCTTCCAAAAGCCCAGAGCACCCAACCATGAAGCCTGTCGAGCTCGTGCTGAACGCACTGCATAATTCAACTAAGCCCAAGGACATAGTCCTCGACGGGTTCGGCGGTTCAGGCACCACCCTGATCGCCTGTGAGGAAGCCGGCCGAGTCTGCCGTATGATGGAGATCGAACCACACTACATCGACGTCATCCTAAAAAGGTGGATGAACTACGTCCCGAAGGGTAAGATAGTCCGTAACGGTAAAAAGTTTACCCTGTAAAAAAAACGAGAAGAAATCGTGAAAAAAAAGATCACGGACGCCGGCAAAGCCAAGAGGCTCAAGAACCTAAAGCCTTTTAAGGTTGGGAACAAGGGTGGCCCTGGCCGGCCCAAAGGCTCGCGCTCTGCAAAGGACATCTATTCGCACGTCGGCGGTTTAACTATGCCGAAGGTGATCCTTGAAAAGCTAAAGGCGCAAGGGATTATCCCAACGCAAAAAGACATCGACTCTGTGATCGCCTATTCAAACAGCATTCGTGCTGCTGCCGGTAATATCCCAGCGATGCGGGAATACAACGACCGTCGCTTCGGTAAGGCGCCGCAAGACATAAAAATGAAAGGGGAGCTGGATCTCACCAACATACAGACCACCAATGAGCAACTCGCAAAGGTCATCCAAGATTACGGGCTTCTCGAGGGCACTGAGTGATTGGTGCCGCGAACCGCATAAGCTGGGCCACCTCCTCGGATTCACAAAGCTAACCCCAGACCACGACAAATGGATTCACCTGTTCCTGAAGAAGGAGCATGGCCCGATCCGCGTTCTGCAGGCGCACAGGGGGTCTTACAAGACGACGTGTGGGCTTGTGGCGATGCTCCTCCTCATGATGATACACCCAAACTTCCGGGTGCTGATCGCGCGCAAGTCCGAGAAAATGGCGATCAAGCTGGTAGGCGCACTGCAGCGCATGTTTCAATCGGAACTCGTGCGGGCATGGTTCTTCGCGGCCCATAAGGTCTATTCGCTCGAGACGGACAAGTGGAGCGCATCGGCGATACGGCTGGCGGTCAACACGCGTCTGAGCCCAGAGCCTTCGTTCACCGCTGTGGGAACCATGACCTCCCAGACCGGTGACCACTACGATTACATCTGGTCGGACGACATCATCACGATCGCCGATAGGTACTCACAGAAAGAGCGCGACGCGACCAAGAACTACATCCACGAGCTCGAGAACATCATAGAGCCCCGTGGCATACGGATGTTCTCTGGCACGCCGTGGCACGAGATGGACGGCTTCACTCTGCTCGAAGCGCTCGGGATTAAGATTCACCGATTCCCCATTGGGTCGATGCGCCTGGCCGAGTTCACGCCGGAGATGATCGCCGAGCGGAAGAAGCGAACCCCTCGATCGCTATGGGCCGCGAACATGGAGCTAAAGCACGAACGCGACTCGAACCCGGAGTTCCCAGATCCTGTCTATGAGGCCTGCCCAGACACGGAGCTGGCGCTTTACATGTTCATCGACGGTGCCTTCGGTGGAGACGACAACGTCGCTATCTGGATCGGAGGAGAGCACAACGGCCTGTTCTACCTGACGCACGCCAAGATGTACGGCAATTCGATCGCCGACCACTGGGAAGATATCGATGCCATGTACAACGCGATGAACCTGCGCTTGATCGTTTACGAGGACAATGCGGCCCAGAGGTTGATTGGCGACCGGCTGACAGACATGCGCCTGCCGAACAAAGGCATTACCAGCAGCACGAACAAGTACGGCCGCATCACCAACACGCTCAAGCCGCTATGGGATCGCATACGCTTCGACCCCAGCCTGCAGCCTGGCTTCGACGAGCCCGAGGAGTTCACCGAAGAGTCGGTGCCGAATCCTCTGCAGCAGGTTCTGGATTATAACTCCGAGGCGCAGCAAGACGACTCGCCCGACGCGCTGTCGGCTTTGATCCGATACCTTGCAGGCTACACCGAAGCTGACGTTCAGGATCTTCTCGATATTCAAAACGAATTGCTGAGATAAAAAACCCCGGTGGGATTTAACCTCGACACCGGGGGAAAAGCGACCAAGAGGAACTTGTTGGAAAACCAGCGGCATCGAGACCTTTGAACCGTCAATGTATTTGACGAATCACCTCTCACGATTACAAAGGTCAATGTCTGGGGTAAAGGTAGGTGTGGTGATCCCCACACGCAACAATAGACCTGCGTTTCTAAAGCAGTGTCTGGAATATGTAAATCGGCAAACGCTTCCGGTGGCTCAAACCGTCGTGGTCGACTACGAGCAAAAGACGTTCCCGCATGATCTTGCTGAGCGGTACAGGTTCGGGTTCTCGCAGATCAAGGACTGCGACTTGGTCTTCCTGATCGAAGACGATGATTGGTATCGGGCCGACTATATCGCGCGCATGGTCGAACGCTGGGAGTTCCATGGCCGGCCGGATATCTATGGAATCAACGACTCGCTCTATTACCACATCTTCAGCCAGCGGTACTGGCACAGCAAGCACCCCGGACGGGCTTCGGCATACTCTACAGCCATCCGCCCAGACGCGCCGCTGAATTGGGAAGCGCTCGACCCGCTCTGGATGGACATCGGCATCTGGCAGCAGCTGAAGGGTGTCGCCGAAGAACTACCGCACAGGATCTCCGTTGGCATAAAGCACGGCATAGGTGACTGCGGTGGCGTCGGGCATTATCCCGGGTTCTATGAGCGCCGCGACCCAGCAGGTATCGGCCAAGACAGCGACTACGAGCAGCTGCGTGAGTGGATGGATGACGACCTGCAGTTCTATCTGGAACGCATCACGAAGGGCGCATGAAGTTCTCCAACATGTTCATCGTGATGCTGGCCAACACGGCCAACCGCGAGATGTACGAGATGACGTACCGGGCGATCAGCTTCGTGAATAACGCTCGGCCCAAGAACTCAATCTTCACGCTGGTGGAGACCAACGTCAATCTCGATAAAGAGCCATTCTACCTCGATCCATACAAAGTCGACAGACTGCTGCGCAAGACCCCGTTCAATTACAACGAAGCACTGGGTTACGCGGTGCGTGACTTCAATATACTTGGCACCGACATCTTCTGCGTGCTGAACAACGACATCGTCGTGCATGCCGGCGCCTTTGACGCGCTGGTGGATGCTTTGAACCGCTGGGACGTAGTGAGCGCATGGACGGACAATTCAGTGCGGCAGAAAGACAAGCACGGCGAATCGGAAGGCTATGCTCCGTCGCACTTCTTCTCTGGATGGGCATGGATGTGCAAATGGTCTATGATCGAGGCCATCGGCTTTGAGGAGTGCTTCCCGCCAGTGCTGCGCTTCTGGTATCAAGACAATTGGTTTATCGAGCAATTCAAGTGCCATGGCTATCGACACGCGCTGATCAGAAAAGCGATCGTCAGGCATTTGGAAAGCCGCAGCCACGATTTACTGGACGATGTGCGCGACGCTACCATTGGGCAAAAAGACGTTTACGACAATCTGAGAGGTATCCATGGCATCTGACATAAATCGAGTAATTCTGATCGGCCGGCTGGTTCGCGACCCCGAGCTGAAATCAACCAACGGCGGATCGTACCTGTGCCGGTTCACCCTGGCGTCGAACCGCAGCACGTACAACCGGGAGACCAAGGAGTCGAAAGACAACGTTGGTTTTTTCCCGTGCACCGTGTGGGGCAAGCAGGCCGAGACGGTGAACAAGTATGTCACCAAGGGCCAAAGAATCTGCGTTGAGGGCCACCTGCAGTTCTCATCATGGGAAGACAAAGACGGCAAGAAGCGCAGCGACGTGTCTGTATCCGTTGAGTCGTTCCAGTTCCTTGAAAAGAAAAACGGTGAGCACACCGACCAGCCATCCGGTGGTGCCGCGCATTATGATGAAGGCGGCATGAAAGGCGACGACGATATTCCGTTCTGAGGAGACACCATGTACCGCGAAGCAGCAGACCAGCTCGGGCGTATGTACCGAGATAACTTTCCTTTCCCGCACATAGCCCTATCGATCGAGTCCGGTGTTCTGCCGGGATTGTTTCCGGGCATAAGACACCTGGCCGATGACACACTGAGCGAATGGCCGAATGTGGCAGCGATCGCAGACTCGCGCTTCGACAACGCGCTCGAGAAAAAGAACGCGATCCACACGCCAGAGAAAATGACCCCATCGGGCCGCGCGCTAATCGAGATGATGAACTCACCGGAGTTTATCGAGTTCCTCGAAGGCCTGACCGGCATCAAAGGCCTCGTGGCAGACCCAGCCATGATCGGTGGCGGATACCACGAGATCCCACCGGGCGGGAAGCTGGGCATGCACATCGACTTCGCGCGGCATTCTGAAAGTAACCTGTATCGCCGTGTCAACGCGCTGCTTTACCTGAACAAGGGGTGGAGAGATAACTGGGGTGGAGAGCTGATCCTCATGAACGAATCCAAGACCGAAAAGCGCATCAAACCCCGTTTCGGCACGATGGTCATCTTTAGCACGACGGCATCCAGCTGGCACGGCCATCCAGAGCCACTTTCCTGCCCTCCTGGCGCGTCGCGGAAGAGCATCGCACTCTATTATTACACCGTGGAGCCCGGAGGCTCTGTGGCCAATCTGGACACGAAATTCATGGAGAACCAATGAGCGATCCAGATACAATAAATGGCGTCATCATCAACCTGAAAAAACGGGTAAGAAAGGGATGGCCTGACTACGTGATCGATGTCCTTTTAGAGACAGACATGGTCATCACGTACAATGGATCGGTCGATGAGATAAAACGTATACGCGATGCCTGTGGATGTTCTGCCATAGATGAGCTGATCGGAAAGAAAATGGTTCTGAAGAGAAAGGTGGAAGAGCATGCACACTGAAGTCATGGAATTTTGCCTGTCGGTAAAGCGGCAATTCCCGCAAATGTTCCACGGTAAGATCGTGCTCGATGTTGGGAGTTATGACGTTAACGGAAATAACAGGCTTCTGTTTTCAAACTGCACATACACCGGCGTCGACGTTGCCGAAGGCCCAAACGTAGACATTGTCGGGATGATACACGAGCTGCCATGGGCCGATGAAATGTTCGACGTCGTTGTCAGCACTGAGATGCTTGAACACGATCCGAACTACAAAGAGTCGCTGCGCACCATGTACCGCATCCTGAAACCCGGTGGCCTGCTGATCTTTACCTGCGCGACCACGGGCCGCAAGGAGCACGGCACCAGCCAGAGCGAGCCCGAGGCAAACCCTGGCTTCCGCAAACTTGGTGATTACTACAGGAATCTGACGCGCGCCGATGTGATGCATGTCTTTGAAAATGCAAAGTTCTCCTCATCATTGGTTATAGTAAACCCGGCCGCGCATGACCTATACTTCTGGGGGATAAAAGAATGAAAAAGCTTGTACCAAATGAGAATGTAAACGGAGGTTCGCAAGATCTGATCGTGAAACGCACGGTTTGGATATTTGGCCTTACATGGCTTGGACTTCTGAACTATATTATACTGCAATGGATTTTCGTCCGATTGGCTGAAGAAATCGAAACAGATGCCAGCCATGTTCGGTGGTTCGTCCAATTCCCTGTTGTCCCGCTTACTGGATGGGGTGCACTTAATAACTTCAAAGAGAGCAAATGAAACTTGGTATCTCATACAACCTGTTCGACGGCGAAGAGAACCTTCCAGCGTCATTCGATACCGTGAAGCACATCGCAGACTTCGTTTGCGTCGTGTACCAAGACGTCTCGAACACGGGTGAGAAGCGTGACATGCGGCCCGCGTTGGATCTCTGCCGCAAGGTGGGCATTAAGCATCACGTTCTATTTAGGCCGGTGCACCTGGTTCCCGCAATCTCAGAGACAGCGAAACGAAACGTCGGCATGGATCTCAGCCGTTCGGTAGGCTGTACGCACTTCATGACCATGGACTGCGACGAGCTGTACAAGCCTGACGAGATCAAAAAGGTCTGGGAAGACGTGCGCCGGGAAAGGCTGATCACCACGGCCTGCCAGATGCAGACGTATTACAAAAAGCCGACCATCTGTGTCGACCCGCCAGAGGATTACTTCGTGCCACTGATCTATCAGATAGACGGACGCCGCTTCGGTCGTGCAAAGACGTTCTCGGTGCAGGTCGACAAAACCCGGAAGCTGGAAACGCTGCCCGAGGATAGGTTCCGTGTGTACCGACGCGATGAGATCGAGATGCACCACTGGTCTTACATCCGCGACGACATCCGCCTGAAGCTGCGCAATTCATCCGCCGTGGTAAACTTCAGCGAGCGGGTCGAGGAGATCGCGCAATACTTCGACAATTATGTTGACGGTGAGCCTGCTTACTTCGGAGGCAGTGAGATCCGAAAACTTCCAGTGAGGGTAATTCAATGATTTTAATATCGAGCTGGGTTCTGGTTGTCGTGGTTGAGGTTCAGTTTGCGCTGAAGCATAAGATCGACACGATACTGACCGAGGAATACAAAACCGAACGCGAATGCGAGTATGCAAAGAAAAAGCTGGTGGATGCATTCCCAGAGCAGATCGACGAGGCATGGTGTGAGCGTAAGTAACGTAATATTTATGGTGGCATCGGTCGTGCTTATGGCAGGGATCGGCTTTGTGGCGGCTACCGCCATGCTGTTCCATGAAAGCGACACGGGGCAGACTCAGGACACCTATGGCATGGACACGCCGGCAGACAAAGACCATTGGAAACTGCTGTGGAGCGGTGCCGTGCTTTTCGGTCTTGGCGTGATGCTGTGCTGCGTTGGTGGCCTTGCATACCTATTGGAGAAACTATGATCCTCATTCCATTCGACGCAGGCCGATTGACGGTCACCGAGAAAGATAATAAAACCAGAACCGTGTGTTCGCTGTTTGCCATCGTATTCAACCGGGGCGACCGTCGATGCCTTGCCGGATACGAAGCAGAAGTCGTCGGTGATGTTGCGCGGCACGGGTTCCACTTCCTGTACTTTCGATTTGCCATCATTCGCAACGGCGACATGTATTCGTGGATGTAAGCCAATTTTAATTGACGCCGCAGAGTCATGAGGCTTTGCGAGGCATGGCATGGTTTTCCAAAAAGACGGTTGCGCGAGACAATGCCATCTATGTCCAGCCTGCCGTCTCTCCTATGGAACATGCGCTCGGAACGATCACACGAGCCAACGCACTTTACTCCGACGCTCTTGGGATTAACACCGAAGGCGGAGACCCGACAAAATCCATAGACGTCGTAGAGTCGACGATCTTCGGCCCCGAAGCAAGAATCAAATACCGCTCACTCGATGTCGTGCAGCGTATCATCGACGCGCCAGCGCACGATGCCCTTCGCCAAGGGTTCACCATTAAAACCAATTACGACGAATACAAGCTGGGCAACCTGATCATGGAGCGACTCGAGTCATTGGACTACAAACGAGTGCTGTTGAAGTGGCTGATCTATTCCCGCCTGTTCTCGCGCGGTGCACTTATGGTGCCGGTGGTTCAGGAAACCAACATGCTGCCAGGCAGGCACCACCTGAAGGCGCCGCTGAAGTTCGCCAACCTCGAGAAGGTCGAAAAGCTGAACGTCGTGCGCGAAGAGCTGTTTTCGTACCGCGTGCAATCATACGATCCACTGGCATCAAACTTCGAGGACTTCGAGTATGTAAACGTCTTCGGGATCAACCTTGACCCGTCGCGGTACTATCTGCTGGTTCAATCGCTCGACCCGGTTCGTCAGCGCGGTATCTCAACGCTCGAAAAGATCAACACGGCATGCATGGGACTAAATATCGCTGAGTGGACGATCGTGCAGCTGCTGCTCCGATACCGTTCGCTGATCGTGAAATATAACTCTGAAGAGCTGACGCGCATTCTGGCATCGGGAAAAAACGATTCAGCCGGCGTGAAGGCCAAGATGGTAGAGCTGCTGAACACGATCAAAATGCAGTTCACTTCAAAGTCTGTGGCCGCGATGCCTTCGACCTATGATGCGCAGTACATCACCACATCGTTCGACGGACTGAAGGATGCCACGGACTTCCTGTACGCGTTCCTCTCGACAACCTCTCGGGTGCCGCAGAACATCATCCGTGGCAGTGCCCAGGGAGAGCTTGCATCGAGCATGAAAGACCAGCGCGACTACTACGAGCTGGTGAAGTCCGAAGAGCAGAACATCAAACTCGACGGCATCTTGCAGTTTATCTTCCCGTATTTGATCCACGAGAAAGAGGGCAAAATCTACGACCTGTGCATGCGCAAAGGCATTAGCCTGAACGACATCAATCCAAAGGTCGCGTTCAATCCACTGCAGTCTGTTGACCCGATGCAGGATGCGCAGATCCGGTTCACCGAGGCACAGACATTTAGCCTGCTGCAACAGGGTGGGCTGGTTGACAGCGAAGTCATCAAAGCCGACGTTTACTCAAAGCTTTTCCCACACGCTGAGATCCCCGACTTTCCGGATATGGCCAGCGAGCTGGTCAACGCGCCGGCAGACCCATGGGGGCTCTTTGAAAAGACAAAGGTCAGCTTCCCCAACGTATGGGAGACCATCCGCAAAGCAGCCGAGAAGAAAGCCGCGTAATGCATGATCCCGTTCGCAAAGACTGACGACACCGAAACGGTCTATGTCTCCGTTTTCGACAACCTGATAAAATTCATCAACCGCGAGTATTTAGCTCTACTGCGGGAAGTGATCGTCGAAGAGGAGCGAGAGCCAACGCTGCCCGACCAGGTAGAGCACCGGTTGAACGCATTTCAGTTTTCGGACTTCAGGAAGCAGGTAAAAGGCATTACCTCAAAGGTAATGGAAAAACTGCAGAAGTCGAACATCTTCTCGTCGATCGAATCAGTATTTACCGCCGTCGATAACCGAATCCAGCGCAATATTGTCGGCCAGTACGAGAAGGCAAAGTTCCCGTTCAATAAGCAGACGTTCACCAAGGATATCCCGTCGCTGAACGAAGCGATCAAAGAAAACATCGAGCTGGTGCAGGCCATAGCCAAGAAGCAGTCCCTGCAGCTCGAGATGGCTGTCCAGCAGGCTGTAGTGCAAGGGTCGAACTTCAAGATCATCGAAGACGAGGTTATGCGGCAGACCGAAAAGGGCCGCGCGTATGCCAAGTTCGTCGCACGAGACCAGGTCGCCAAGGCGTATGCCTCGATCAATAAAGACCGGCAGACCAGCGCTGGATTTCCCGGATATATCTGGATCTGCATGAATGACGCCCAGACCAGACCAAGGCACCGCGACCATCATGGGAAATACTTTCGATGGGACGACCCGCCAGAGATACGTCCGGGAGTTCATGGTCACCCGGGTGATGATTACCAGTGCCGGTGTAAAAGCCGACCAGCCTTCGGCCCAGAGGATGAGTCGCAAAGCGCGCCGAACATCTACCCAAGCAACAAAGGCAAGCGTCCGGTGAAAAAAGTATTCGTCGATTTTGACGGGAATGAATTTGAGCGCACCGTCTATGAATAGTTCATTCTATGAATATTGTTGACAGTGGATTGTCTGTAGAGCAGGCGCATTTGTATTGTGATGGCGAAGCGAATCAACAGAGCAACGACCAACCGCGCAGCGTATTCACGGCCCGTCACATTCTACGATAAGCCTGAGCGCACACCAGAAGGGTTCTTGATCGTTCCCGTGGTCATCGCGCAGAAAGGCGTTCTCGATTACCCAGAGTTTAAAACAAAAGAGCTCCTCGGCGACGACATATTCTCTGACGACTATCTGGCATCGTGCGACGGCTGCCCGTTCGTCGTCAACCACCCAACAGACGACAACGGCCAGCCCATAGACGTCAACGGTGATAATTTCAAGAAGCTGATCGACGGCATCCTGTACAACCCACAGGTTGATAAAACAAACGGCCGCGTGCTGGGGCTCGTAAAGATATTCAACCCGGCAGTATGCGACGCTGTAGAGCGCGGTGATCTGCGGGAGCTCTCACAAGGTTATAATTGCAAAGTCATTGAACAAAAAGGAGTTTACGACGGTGAGAAATACACCCGAGTTCAGTCCGACGTAGTAATGAATCACATCGCGCTTGTCGAACAGGGCAGGGCCGGTGACGCGGTGAAAATTCTCTATAACAACCGGGCGAGCGTTGAACTCGTACCTGCCCTGAAGAAAGAGTTTGAGAAATTTGAACGGAGGCGCGAGAATATGAAAAAAACACGATCAAACGTGGATGAGCAGACTACGGCTGGAAAGCCTAATCCGCAAAACACGGTGAACGAAGAAGAAAGCGAAGAGCAGCAAGCGAGCGAAGACACACGTATGTCGACACTCGAAGAAAAGGTCGAATCACTGGCAACAGCGGTCGCCCAGCTCGTAGAAAAGATGGGCGGCACACAGAACGCCGAAGAAGAAGATCCAGAGAAGAAAAAACTTCCGACGGAAAACGCTGATGACGACAAGGAAAAAGATGCGGAGAAAAAGAACTCTGACAAAGAGGTCATGAACCGCGTCACAAACTCCCTGCCGGCAATGGTGGCAAAGCAGGTGCAGGGCTATATGTCCGAAATGCAAACTGCTGCGGCACAGGCGATGGCTCTTCTCGGTGAAGATGCACAGGATCTGGCGTTCAGAATGAACGACATCCCGACCTATCGCAAAGCGGTGCTGAAACGCACGAACACGTTCTCCGAAAAAGAAGTGAACGCAATGAACGAAACCGAAGTGAAGGCAACGCTGGCAGTTCTTACAAAGACTGCAAAGCTGCGAATCAACTCGGCAACGAGCGACGGGTATGACCACTCGGCGTACAATCCAGAAGGCGACGTGATCTCTCGATCAGCGTCTGACCTTTAAGGCAGGCAAACAATGAGTGCACCATCAGTACCATCAAGCCGTCCGATTCACTCAATCAGTGAACCGGCCGCAGGGTCGCTCGGAACCTATGATCCGGCCGCTCAAGAAGCACCAGCGCAAAAGGTGCTTACAGCATTTGACTTCGGCGCGTTCGTCGTCGCAGACACCGGCGGGGCAGAAGTCCTTGGGCCAGCAACAACACAGAACCTTCTGGGCGTTGCTCTCATCGCACAAAGCTCTGGCGACTATGCGAACAACGCATACCTCGCAGCAGACATTGCTGGCATCGGCCGTCGCGGTTACTACATCGCGAAAATCGACCCGGACAACAAGCCGTCAGTCGGTGGGGCGATTAGAGTGTCGTTTGCTACAGGTAAGAAAGGTTGGTTGACCTCATCGGCAACATCAAGCCTTCTGATCGCGCAAACATCAGGCATTCGCATCGAGCGCGTGTACGATACGGTTGCAGAGGTTTACCTGAACGGTAACCCAGTGTACCCTGTCGCGAGTTCATAAGAAGGAGAACAGAATGAAGCCAATTGACTTTACCAACAATCCGATCATGAGTCGGATTACGCAATTCGCAAAAGCTATCAATGCGCAGGTCGCAGAAGTTCATGGACGCAAAAACGCGTTCAAACTCGAAGCACCCTCGCGCGGCGATAACTATTTCGACACCACAAACTCTCGGGGTGAAAAAATTCGAGTTCGTCTGAATGCCGTCGTCCCGTCTGAGGAACTTTTCTCTGTCGCCCAAGAACTGGTGCGCGCAGCAGATGAGCCCTTCGCCAGCCGTGAGGTATTTCCCGAGGACACAGGGTTTCACCCAGGTTCTCGCGAGATCGCATACGACGTTCTGACCGACCAAGGTGAGGCGGAAGCCGTAGCCATCGGGCCAGCAACGCCAGCGGTAACAGCGGCAGACGTTGTGATCGGTCGTAAGTTCCAGCCAACCTGCAAAATCCCGCAAACCGTAACGGTAACGCGCGACGACATGCAGCTGCTGGACATGCGCCATGATCGCGGCCTGTCGCCTCTCGTTGACCTCATGAACGAGAAGTTACTCACAGCGAAGAAAAACATCGAGCGTACACACGACCGTATCATCTGGCAGGGTGCAGAGATCCGTGGTGTGGCGGCCGGTCGTATTCTCGGGTTCAAAGACTTCGTGTCTACAGACTCGGCAGCATACGATGGCAACGCTCCGACAGCGGGCAAGATGGAAGCAGTACCGAACGTCGGTGGCGCAACCACATGGTTCCAGAAGGATTCTGCACTGATCATCGCAGACATCGCTCGTGCGATTTCTTGGGTGATGCGCAACAACGCGTATGTGCCGAACACCATCGTGTTGCCACCATCGCTGACGGTGAACGCTCTCGGTTTCCGCAAGGTTACCGCGACCGACCCGACTCCGCTCATCGAGTGGATTCAGCGCGCGGCGAAATTGACTCTGAAAAAAGAGCTCAAGATCGTTGTGTCGAACGCGATGCAGAAAGGAACCGTATCAGGCACAACCCGTCCAATGACGTGGCTGACTGAAAGCGGTTTCATGCTCATCGAAGCAGACAAGCGTTACGGTTGCATAGCAACGGTTGAACCTCTGACAATGCTGGCCCCGGTCACATTGGTCGACGGTTCGATCCAGCAGATGTTGCAGATCAAGACAGCGGGATACCAGGGCAAACACCCCGGTGCTTCGTATGTCGGAACCGGCATCCAGCTCGGTAACAACATCAGCTAACAGGTAACGGCGCAGGCATGGCAATCGATCCAGCAGCAGTTGCACTCTATTTGGGTTCAACAGTTTCTTCGGCAAAGATTGCGCAGGCTTGCGCCGATGCCCCTTTTCTCATGGATCAGTACGGAGTCACGGAAGCCGACACCGACGCTGACAAATACCAATTCCTTGGAAGGTTGATGGTTTGCCATCTGCTTTGCATTCTGGGGATTAACCCTGTTATTTTATCAAAGGCAGTGGGAGACGTTTCCGTTTCTCAGGCCGACATCCCGAGAGGAACAGACAAAGGCATGACGCCATTCCTGTGGGAATTCATAAAGTTTGTTGACCGTTCAGAGTTCCCTGTAAGCGTTTAGCCATGAAGCGCCTGCTTAGTATCACAGCGGCGACACTTTACGCAGAATATCGAAAAGAAGAAATTTACCAATTGGCATTATCTGCCGGCCGTATTACTGAAGACCAGTTAAAAGCAAAAGCTGTGGTCGATGCTCAGTACATGGTGAATTCATTCTCTGGGCCTTTGGAAGCTGAGATTCTTAACCTCGATGTACCACTGAGCTCAAGAACTAAGCCTGCAGATATTCAGCATACTGTTATTGACGACATTCTGGATGGATCGAGCAAAGATGCGTTCGGTCGTCTGCGTGTCAGCGCGCCGTTTAATTTATTTGATGTAACATTCCCAAACGACAAGCAGCCATTACTTTTTGATGAATCTATATCCGGTGGCGCATCGAGCGCGCATGGAACAAACCGAGCCTGCGTGGACATGACTGTCGGAACAGCCAGTGGCGACAAAGTAATTCGGCAGTCGAAGATGTACTGCAAATACCAGCCGGGAAGGTCTCAGCAGGTTCTATTGACAGGTGTTGTCGGTGCTGCAAAAGAAAACGTCAGAAAGCGCATTGGATACTTCGACGCACAGAATGGAATATTTCTTGAGCAGGCATCTGCAGGCCTGAGCGTTGTCCGTAGAACATTCACATCAGGCGTTGCTGTAGATAACGCAGTGCCGCAGGCGAGCTGGAATATCGACACGCTGGACGGTTACGGTGTGAGCGGGATAGTTCTGGATACAACAAAGACTCAAATCTTTGTCATCGACATGCAGTGGCTCGGAGTCGGTCGCGTCCGCATAGGCTTTGAAATCGGTGGTGTGTTTATCCCGGTTCACCAGTTTCTTCATGCGAACATCCTAACAGACGTGTACATGACCACTGCAACGCTCCCAGTGCGGTATGAGATCGAAAACACCGGAGCTTCTGCAAGTCCTACGGTATTGACTCAAATATGCGCTGCGGTCATCGCTGAAGGTGGATATTCTCCACGATATGCATCCCGAGCAATCGCTGCAGTGACCGGTGTGTCAGTCGGAACAACCGTCCGCCCATTAATTTCTATCCGACTCGCTTCGGCGTATGTACGCAAGCAGATATTCTTGAAGATGGCGACAGTGATGGGAGCTGCAGCCGATGAGATCCTTTTGCAGGTTATTCTTAACGGTACTCTAACGGGTGCGGCGTTTGCTTCGGCCGGGTCAAACTCCATAGCTGAAGCGGACACAGCAGCCACAGCTATAAGCGGCGGAATTGTCCAGCACGCTTTGTGGGCGTCGTCATCAAGTCGGATTGCCTTGGCTGATCTCCTTGAGGATCGTATTGGCGTCTTTGCAAACATTGCTGGCGTGAGCGACATTATCACCATCGCGGCAAGAGTCAGAACAGGATCTGGCACCCTGTTCGCATCAGCGACATGGAGTGAACTGCTGTGAAAATCGACGATGCAAACCTCAGAAAGTTCCAGAAGCAATTAAAACGCTTAAACAAGATGCGCGTCCGTCTTGGTGCTGTCGGAATGCACGAAGGCGGGATCTCGAATTCAGATCTTTTTATTATCCAAGAGTATGGCGCACCGCTCAAGAACGGCGGACGCATACCAGCGCGCGCGTACCTGCGCAGGACATTCCAAAACCAGACCGTGCTGAAGGGCATCCAAGATAGAGTCCAGAAGCTGATTGCCAATAATTACTCCAACGGTGAATTCAACTTCGACGCAATCCTGACAGGTCTTGGCGAGGACATGGTTGGTTCACTTCGTGAGACAATCACTCGCGGAGATACAGTACCGCTGGCTGACAGCACGATCAAGGCGCGCCGCAAGAAGGGCATTGCTTCGACCATCCCAGGTATCGCCACAGCGCAGATGATCAATTCGCTGCAGTACGAGGTCGTCAAATGAGTGTCGCAGCAGCTGGTGAAGGATTCATCAAGGCCACGATCGAATGGTCAGCGCTGGGCCGTGTCGGTGGGGAAGAGGGGGCCATAGAGACAGGCGTTCTTGGTGCGGAGACCATCGAAGGCATGGTGGTCGAGAAAAGCCAGAAAACACTCACCCTTTCACCGGACGGAAGCGTCGGGGCCAATGAGCTGGACGTTTACTTTTTCGCGGATCGCCCTGTGTTGTCTACGGACGAAAACCGGCACGTTGAAATCGGAGATTCTTTCGCAATAACCGATTACGGTACTTTTAAGGTGCAGCTGGTTCGCTATCGCCCAGAAGGTGGATACACAAAATGTACTGTTCGGAATACTGAGCGCCCGGAGCTTAACTGATGGCGTTCCCGCTCACCAGCCTGTTCGGTATCATAACGCTACGCACAGGCCTCGTGGTGGTCGCTGACGGGCAAGATACCGAGACTCCGCCTATGCCGTACATTCTGGCGACGCTGATTCAGGAGCCAAAATATAAAAGCTGGCAGACGCTTCGATACGATATCGAGACGTCTGGAGAGCCAGGGCGAATCTATGTGAACCCAACGGTCACACAGATGCAGTTCTCTGTAGTCTACCCAGCGCAAAGAGTCGCTGCCTGCAGAGCCATGGCGCGCCTGCTCTATAATTACTTTTCAACCGATGGGTTTGAACTTGCGCTAAAACGGATTGACAATGTAAGTCTTGTGACTGCGTCAGAGATCCGTGAGCTCAAGGTCGCAAAGGCAAATTTCTTTGAGCGACAAAACAGCTTTGACTGCAACCTACTCTGGGCAGACAGCATCACGGAATCTTTCGTCGACACAATCGAATCAGCAGACGTTCAACAAGAAGACCCTGTAGCAGGGCAGTGAGGATAAAATGGCAGCAATCAACGACATAATCGTCAGCGTCATCAACGGATCGATGACCGCAACAGGGGTGAACTTCGGTGTTCCGCTTCTGATCGGGTTTACCGGTTCAAAAACAATCGTGCGCTGGGGTTCTGGGAACTCAGGTGCCGTGGCCGTGTCGGTCGACCCGCAGGTGGTGTTTACTCTGCGTGTTATCGTCACTGGCTCGTCTTACATCTATGCAATCGGATCTGAAAACGACATCACCATCACCGTCCCAACTACCGCACGCGTTCGCGACCTTTTGACAGACTTCGCAGCTAACGCCAGCGCACCGATCTTGGCATTGATCGGCCTGCAGGCGACCGGCACTGGTTCTGGTCTGGTGACTCAAACTCTCGATGCAGACGATGTCCTGACAACGCTTACAAGCGCAGGCATCTCTTACCTGAAGGTGATCGACATTTCGCAGCTGCAGTATTACTATGCTTCGACCAGCACAGAGTACAAGATGGTGCAGAATGTTCTTGCATCGGCACCCAGCCCGAACGTGATCTATGTGCTCGACTGCTATGGTAAGACCGGTTCGACGCTGACGGACTACATTGCGCGCTACGATGTCGGGCAATGGTACATCGCCATGACAACGGCCACCGACCAGACCACCCAGCAGACGCTGGCGGATCATTTCGACAGCATCAAGCGCATCATCCTGTTTGTGTCGAACGTAATCGCTCGCCCGACAGTGGTTGGGAACGGTCGCGTCTCTGGAATCATCCACGACGTGATCGCCGACCACCCAGAGGCTGCATGGGCCGCTAAAGCGCTCCCCAACGTCCCAGGGCAGGGCTGGAAGTTCCTCAGTGACCTGCAGGGCCAGACGCCGAACACATCGGCTACCCTGACGGATCTGATCACCGTTCGCGAGAACAAAGCTCAGAGCTACATCACCAAGAACGGTCTGAACTATGTGGACGGTTCTCAGATGTGGGATCAGACACAGCAGATCTACATCGACCAGGTCATCGGCCGCGACTTTATCGCGCTGAACCTCGAGACAGACCTGCTGACGTTGTTCGTCCGGGCAGCTGCGCAAGGGTCAAAGATCCCATACACCGACGGTGGACTCAATCAGGTGCTTTCAACCATCGCGAACCGACTGACAACAGCCGGCAAGCGGGGAGTTGTGGCACCGGTCGAAACATCGATCCAAGCGGCCGCTTCATACGACGGACTGTTCCGGTTCAACGTGACGTCACTGACGCGCACCGAGATAGAGGCGCAGTCGCCGACCGACATCACGAACCGGGTTCTTTCCGGTGTGAAGTATTCGTACATCGAAAACACCCCGATCGAAAAGGTAGAAGTGACAGGCATTATCCTGTTGACCGAATAAGGAGCACGACATGGCAATTCAGCAATATCTCGGAGTCTATTCTCCCAAAAACGTCGAAGTCATTGTTGCCGGCCTGACCATTGATGGTCTCGGCGAAGAGATGATTGAGGTCGAGCGTCTCGATCCAGAAGACTTCAAAGCACGCGTTGGCCCTAAAGGTGATGTCTCGTTCATCCAGAACCTGAACCGTGCTGGCAAGATCAAGATCAGCGTGAAACAGAATGCCGGCAACGCACAGAAGTACCTGCGCGCGCTGTCGTCTGCCAATTCGGTATTTGCCGTGCAGATCGTCTCAAAGGGGTCGTACACGGAGCTGGTGAACGCCACAACGTGCGTCGTAAGCGTTTCCCCTCGAAAGAATTTCAAGGCGGACGAGCAAGACCGCGTGTGGGAAATCCTCGCTGCCCAGGTTATCGAACAGGATAACTAATGTCTGAAGAGGCGCAGGTTAAGGAACCGTCTGAGATCGAAAGGCTTCAGAAAGATTGGGATTTCGTTCACTCGCAAGAGGAGCTGCCCGGTGGGTTTATGGTTCATAAGCTCGAATTCCTTGATGGCCGTTCGTACAAATTCCAAGAGCCTGAGTTCTTTGCTATCCACGAGGAGATTCAGGAGCACGGCGATCTGTACGTTGCAGCCATGCGCCTCGGCCTGAAAAACCTGCACCCGCTCAATGAGCAGTCTCCAAGAATAGACGAAGAATACCTCCGCAGAAAGAAGAACCGTGCCGAAGGACTCGGCCTATGGGCAAAGTTCTTCACGGAGGTACTTTTTCGGGAAGCTGAAGAATAAAGAGTTTCGGGCGCTCGTCCGTGGATTCCTGAACGATTGGTTCCTGATGATGGCCCGAGGGTTCGTCACCTTCGACTGCCTAAATAAAATCTCTGTCTCTCGATATCTGATCCTCTGGCGGCACTGCTACATTCGCGGCGTATTCAAAACATAATTTCGATTGACGGTGAGTAAATCCTGTAAGGCAGAAGGCAGTGGGTAAGGCGCTCCAAGTTGTACTCTCCGAGATGACTGTAAAGGATGCTGCATCGGCATCGCTCACCAACATTTACCGCAAGCAAGAGCAGGTTAATAAATCCCTTAAAATGGGAGAACAGCAGGCCAATAGAACCCAGAAGTCATTAGAGAAAATGTCAGCCGGCATGAAGATGATCGGGCAGAACATCCAGAAGATCAGCGGCGGCGCAATCGGTTCTGCTGGCACCGCGATGAACAGCGGCGGGTCTGGTCTGATCGCAAAGATCCCAGGCATCGGTGGTCTGTTCAGCGCAGCATCAAGCGCGGTAGAGTCTGCTGCACAAGAGTTCGTGGCCGGCATCTCCGCATCGAAGAACATCAAAATGCTGTCGTCAAACTTTGCTGCGGCCATGGGAATCGGTCTGGACAAGAGTATTTACCGCGCGCGCGATCGCATGTCTGCATATTCAAAGCTGGGTGACATCGGTGTGGATAAAAGCCTTGTTGGAAAGAACCAAGGCACGCTCGAGCAGTTCGCGAAGTCTCAAGGGCTCGGGTCGATGGAAGAGGCTGTGCAGGCTTTGGCCAGCGGCCAGATAAAGCAGGGCCGAGGCCTTTCCAAGTCGCAGATTGATCTCATAAATTCATACAAGGATCTGCTTGGCAACGCGCACACCGCATCGACAGGGTTTGAACTGATTGCTGGGGTGTTGAAAGACGCAGAAAAAGGCACCAAGAAATATTCTGACGCACTGGATAAATCTGGAACGAGCAAACTCATCGCAGCAGAGGCCGGCATTCAGACTGCAGAAGAAAATTACATGGCTGGCGGGGCATCACTGTTCGGCGGTTCGTATGGGGCAATGAACAAAACAAGAACTCAGGATCGACAGATCAGATCAAAGACTCTTGGTATTGCCACAGGAATTAGCAAAATTCAAAACAGGGTCACGGGCGCTGCACTTAACAAGCTCGATAAGGTGATGAGCGGAAAAGAGATGCCAAAGCAGGGACACGAGATGCTTGGTGACATTATAGGTGACGCGATTCGAGGCGACGATCTCGGAAATGTCCCAGCAGAGGCACCCGGAAAAGCAGAGGGCGGCCCCGTCGCAGCCGGCCGGATGTACACCGTCGGCGAGCACGGCCGCGAAACATTCATTCCAAACACCAGCGGCCGGATCGCTTCAGCGCAAGAAACAAAGCGCATGGGTGGCAAGAGCGGAACGACCATCATCAACAACATCACCGTCCCTCTTCAGGGGTTCGCAGACATCCTCGAGCGCGAGACGATCAAGGCAATGAATAAAGCCGGCCGTACAATACTGCCAATGCATCTGGGAGTGCAGCCAAGAGGATAATGGCTCTCCTTGGTCAAATAGCGGGCAGCGCTGGCTCTGTAGGGCAGGCAATACAGCTGGCCGACTCATTGTTTCAGTCTCAGATTACGATCAAGGAAGCGACGCCAGGAGGGATCGCTGGGCTGTTGCGCGATCTTAATCCGTTTGGTGATACGGTATATCTGAACACAACCGAAAGCGAAGACCTTGATATTGTGATGGAGATCTCCGAGCATCCTGTGGGTGATGCTGGCGCGATTCAGGACTATGCCTCGAACACATCCACACCGTTTATTCTGACCGGGGTGGTTACCAACCGAAACCTCGATCTTCGTGCCGATCCGGTCGGTGCCATAGCTGCGCGCGCGTCTGCGTATGCACCGAATGCGTTTGCAGCCATCAAGTCTGGAGTCTCTGCCGCCAGTAAATTCTTTGACCTTGGCGAAGACGAGATCACCAGAAAATTCCGCCTGCTGACGAAGTGGGCAACGAATGCGACGCCGGTGAAGATCACGGGTGCGAAGTTCAACCTCGGGAAGATCATCGATGCAGACACGACGTTCATGATCAAAAACATCAAAGCGCTGTCGAACGCTGAATTCGGAGACTCTGCCGGGTTCCAGCTGACGTTTGTTAATTTGCTGACGCTCGGAGAGCCACCCAAAGGAAGCGGCACAGGGCTCAAGATACTGAAACGCGTCGCATCGGTAGTTCTGAACCCGTTCAGATAATATGGCAGACATCATCTCATTGGACATCTCTGCAGACGTGATCCCGGTCGATAAGATATACACGTTTTCTGCCGGTTCATTCATGTGCCGGTTCAGAAAAAATGATTCTGGAATCTTCACGGTCGAGTTCTACAATGCGACCGGTACGGTTTTTCTCTTCGCCAATAAACTGACATACGGGCAGAACGTCATCGATTCAATTCTTGCCCCATTCACCGATAAAATCATCCCGTTGAGCATCAACGTTCTCCAAGGGGTCAGCGCGCCAAAGGAAATCAACGACAACACGCTTGGTGCGGACGTTGTTCTGGCGACTGCGATCAATGAATAATGGCAGGGGAATACGGCAAAACCGGCTATGGATATCGTCAGGCAGTTCTGACGGTTTATTCTGAAGAAGACCCACTCGGGCTTTCAGCTGTCAGTGAGATATTTTTCCGCCAGCCATTCAATCGGCTTGGCTATTCGATGAACTTCACATTCCAGAAGACGTATGCATCCAGCGGCCCGTTCAGCGATTGCAACATTCAGATACAGAACCCGTCGCAAAACGTAGTCGAGAGCATCACCAAGTTTGACCTGAAGACGTACAAGGGCCGGCCACGGGTAGAGGTTCGGGCAGGGTATTCAAAGGTGCAAATTGAGCGCCGCGCAGATGCCGGGAAGCTGAAGAACTCGCTGCCGTTGATTTATACCGGATATCCGTTCGAGATGTTCGACAACAAGGCTCTTGGTGGCAGGGTGTTTAACTTCACTTTGTTCGACGGGCAGACAGTTAATATCTATGGGAAGGCCTCGCGGTACTTCGGGACGTTTGCTGCAGGTTCTCGATTGGCAGATGTTGTGAATGCGCTGGCGGTAGCCGGGAAGTTCCAGATCGACACTGAAGGTGATCCGGTGGTCAGCCTGGTTCTGAGCACACGGATATCATCGAAGCTGTTTTACAATGGCCGTTTCATTCTTCAGGACATCTTGCCGTCGCTGGGCCGCACCTATGGGTTCTCGTATTCGGTAAACCCACAGGGAGTGTACGTCTGCCGGTCGTTGGTCGCTGCGCCGCGCGCTGGCGCTCCTGAGATCATCAGCGACGAGACAGGAATGATCGAGCAGCCAACGCGGGTGAATTCATCGCATTGGCAGGTAAAGACTTTGTTCGGACTGCCGAGGATGTTTTTTCCCGGTGATTGGGTCACCATCAAGGCGCCGTTCCTGAAACGCTTCACTGGACAGGATACCGTGACCGGATGCGTGATTGACGGAGATTATAATTTTGCAGACGGATCGGCAGACTGCACATACGTGGTCGCACCGGAAGGGGAGCCGGTGACCTACTTCCCGTTCTTAAGACAATGAACTTCCTGGCAGATACGCTTAACGCATGGCTCGACGACCGTCTTGGTCAGGTTGAAATGTCATTTCTGGCAAAGATCGTGACGTTCGACAAAGAAAAAATGCAGGCGACTATCCGGCCGCAGCTGTACAGCAATGTGCAAGATGGTGTGGAAGATGCAAAAACGGTGATGAACACGCCGGACGTCAACAACGTGCCTGTCGAAATGATCTATGCAGGGGATGGTTGTTTCATTCGCCCCGAGTACAAGAAAGGCGATCTGGTCTCTGTATCGTGCTATGCATCACCGGTCGATGAAGTGGTGGTTGGTAAGGCGCGCGCGAATTCAAAAAAGAATCGGTTTTCTTTTTCATCATGCACCGTCCGCTTTGGCGTGCTGCAGAGTGGCGCTACCGTTCCAGCTGCATTCGCTGCAAAGTCTGGTCTGCTCATAGGCCGCGGTGCAAATTACATTTGGTTTGACGGTTCGAGTGTTAGAGTCGAGGGAGATTTTACCGTGAACGGAGACATCACAGCGGACAACGTTACGGCGACCGGGGATGTCGTAGCAGGCACTGTGAGCCTTAAGCTGCACGTCCACAGCGGTGTTACAACCGGCCCTGGCATGTCTGGGCCTCCGGTGGGTGCGTAATGGCAATCAAAGATTTTCAGATCACATCATCGGGAGATCTTGCGCTGGATAAAAACTCAAACGTGACGGTGCTGCGCGGTAAAGATGCGCTGACGCAGATCGTGCAGAACGCTTTGTCTCTTTGGAAGGGCAACTGGTACAAAGACATCACGCGCGGTGTGGATTGGCAGAATATCCTGAAGGCGCAGTACAACCAAAATGAAGTGATTTCTATTGTCACTGCCGCGATCAAACGCGTGTCCTATGTAACCGACGTGATCGACGTGAGTCTGAAAGTAACCGACGGCGACCGGACTGCGCTGATAGCATACACGGTGATGTCCACAGATGGAATTGTAAACGGAAGCGAGGCAATATGAGTTGGGGAGTTAACGAAAACGGATTTCAACGGCCAACTCTTGAAGAGCTGACGGAAGACATCAAAGCAAAATTTGTAGCCAAGTTCACCGATGTTGTTGGTGGCGTTGCATACGTCCCATCCACAGAGCCAGAAAGTATTCTTGGTGTTCTGTCGGCGATCAATCCCGATGCGCTCGATACAGTTTGGCAGGCAATCGAAGACGTGTATTATTCGCTGTTCATCCTCACGGCCGTTGGCGTGCAGCTGGATCGGGCCGCATCACCTACCCTGCGCAGGGCGGCGACTCAATCGAGCGCGACAGTGGCGTTCGTTGGAGACCCTGGCTCTATCATCCCATCGGGTTCTATTTTCGAGACAGAAGACAAGCGAGGCTATGCCCTGCAGTCAGACATCACGCTGGACTCGTATGGCGAAGGCTCTGGCACGGTTTTGGCTGTTGTGGCTGGCCTTGCCGGCAATGCGCCGATCGCGGCGATCAGCTTTATTCCGGTTTTCATTTCTGGGCTGGATACCGTATCCAATACCACGGCAGCGCTGAATGGTCTGGACATCGAAAGCGACGCAGACTTCCGCGACCGACTTCTTACCGACCGGGAAGCGGATCGCACCAGCTCCCTGCAGGCGATAGTCGATGCCGTGGCAGCAGTACCAAACGTATCTCGGGTCAAAGGATTTGAGAACACCGGGAACTCTACTGACGGCGACGGCCTTCCACCGGGGTCTGTAGAGATCGTGACCCGAGGTTCGGCGACAGATCTGGCGATCGCAGAAGCAATCTTCGACGTGAAAGCTGCCGGCATCGGCACGCATGGAAGCATCACGACGGCAGTGGTCGACGCCAGCGGTGATACGAAGTACATCAAGCACTCACATGTGACGGATGTGGATATCTACGTCCGTCTGACGCTGACGGTGGATGCAAATTACAACGCGGCTACCGCAGAGCCTGAAATCAAACAGCGCTTCTTGGATTACATTGGCGGCGTGAACCCGTCGAGCGTTACCAGCGAGGGTCTGGACGTCAGCGAAGATGTGTATGCATGGAAGCTGCAGGCGACGCTGTTCGAGATCGCAGCGTCTTCGATTCCTGGCATCGTTGAACCGCTGACGAAGATCGGCACGGTGACAGGCGATCGCACGTATGATCTGGTCGAGATCGCGGTTCGTCAGAAGGCAATCACCGACTTTTCTAAAATCGATATTGTCTACACAAGCTAATGGAAGTAACCGCAGAAAGCCTGATCGCGAAGCTGCCAGATTTCTACGACAAATCTGCGACTTCAAACAACGTAAAGATCCTTGAGGTCATTGCCGAGGCCATGCAGGACGCATTGGATGCGCTGCAGGGTGTTCTGGATCTGACAGACATCGACAACGCGACAGGCATCAATCTGGACAGGCTCGGCAGGAACTATGGCGTTTTGAGAAACGGGCTCACCGATCAGGAGATGAGAATTCTGATCAACGCAAAGCGTGCCGGTGGTGCCGGTGGTAATTCCGTGAATACCATCCTGAACTGGCTGAAGCTTTATGTGCCATCAGCAACGCCGCACCTCGTTGAGCTATGGTCACCAGAGACGACTTACTTTTTAGACGGCACACGAAACCTTGATAATTCATGGACGCTGTCCAGCATCGCCATCGGTATATTTCTCGACGGGACTATTCTTCTGGATGGTTCATACGATCTTTCTGGCGTGCCGCTGTCGCAGTATCGCGGGTTCTACATACAGGCAGATGGACTGACGGCTGAAGAAGAAGCGGCAATCACTCGTGTGCTTCCTGTTCTGAAGGCTGGCGGGATCAAGGGTGTTTTGAATGAGTAAGTTCCACGAATACCTCGCCGGAAAGCGGGTGGTGGTCGTCGGGCCTGCGCCAATACTTGTCGGCCGTGGCACCGGAAAAGAGATCGATGCCTTTGACGTTGTCGTGAAGACAGGGCCGGCCATCCTGATCGATAGTCTGGAATATTTCGCTGACTATGGACGCCGGTGCGACGTGCTGTATATGAACGCCACGTTCTGCAGAAACCTGCCATCGCCACCGATCCACAACATGAAGTCTCGAGGTTTGAAGTTCGTGCGCGCGCGGATTAATCTCGAGAACCTAATCCGGCCACTGAGTGCACATTTCGACGTGCATGTTCTTGAAGCGGACTTCATCAACAGGATCTTTTTTGACTCTCTGGCGCTTATGGGCACCATTGCCATCCTCGATATCTTAAAGGCTCCGGTCAAAGAACTATGCATCACCGGATTTGATTTCAACACATCACGCGGCCCAACGATGAAAGAGATCGATATCCCTGGCAAGGGAAATTATGGTGAGTACGTGACAGGCTATGTCGACCCGGTAAAAAAGGACATGGACTTCATGCGGGTGCAAAAAGATGCGCACAACCATGTGAACGACACTCGGCTTATTAAGCAGCTTTACGGAGAAGGCAGAATCACGATGCCCGACTACGTTGAAGAGAAGATGAATTTACTGCTGTCTCTGGCAGCGTCAGGAGAATAACAATGGCAACAATACCAAATCCAGCAAAGTCGCGCACATGGGACTTAGGAACATCTGCAAATGGAACGTTTTTCGACACTGAGTTCAATCAGCTGTATGCAAACGACAACGACCTTGATGCTCGCGTTGAAACACTGGAAGCATCAGGCATCAAAACAGCAATTATAGAAAACCGACAGACGAGCGGTACGGGCGGCGGTGCGCTCGGCGCGTCAGGGTCATGGGTAAAAAACCCGCTCAATACGATTGTCTCTGACCCCGACAGCATCGTCACAAGTTTATCATCTAACGTCATTACGTTACCCGCAGGCACGTACCGTTTTGAATGGGCATCACTAACGTACCAAGTTGATGAAGTGCAAAGCCGACTGCGTAACACGGCGGATTCAATTTCTTATTTAGGAACAACTTTATTCGGAGGGACGACTGCTAACTTACCCTCGACTGGTTTTACGGAGCCGGTCACTATTGCGGGGGCAAAAACTTTTGAGCTTCAGGCAAATGCATCCACGAATTACGGGGCAAACGATTTCGGGCGCGCGTCAAGTCGCGGCGTTGGGGAAGTTTACAGCCGATTAGTAATTCAAAAAATAGCATAATGGAAGAAAAAATAATCGCAGCACTGATAGGCTCCGCCACATCCGGTGGAGTCTATCTCGTCGCCGCTCTTGTGCAGCACGGCAGAAACAAGCAGGCATTCGAGACGCTCACAAAGGACGTTGAACAGTTGAAATCTGAACAGGTCAAAAAAGACGAGCACGAAACAGAGCTGCTGGAAGTTCACCGCCGTATCGATAACCACAGCAAAAAGTCTGACGAACGCAGTGTTGAAACGCAGAAGATGCTTTCCGACATCAAGGACAGCATCGCAGAAATGAAAGGCTACATCCGTGGCCGATGGGGTAATGGTCATGCTGAAGAATAAAATCGACGAATTGATTCAGGCTGTCGCAGATCGGATGAACGCTATCGAGATAGTGGCGATGCCAATGAATAACGACAAGCAGTCCGCATTGAAAAAAATCACTGATGCAGATACGGACAAGGATAACGATAAAGCCTTTGCTGCCGCCTGTGCGTTTTACTCGACATGTCTCGTTCTCGAAACTATGTCCGGGCAAGACATCGACATCGAAGCGGCATACTTCGAGTGTATCAAGGCTGGCGCGATCAGAAAAACGGACGCATTCATCTGGTCGTATGAGAGCATCGCAAAGACGCTCAGCATCTCCGTAAAGAAGTTCAATGCCCTATACATAAAAGGAAACGAAGATAGGATGCTGGAACTGATGCGCCAGAATGTTCCGATGGTGATGTTCCTCGGCGCTCCTGATCTTTTGAACCACGTCGAAGCGGCGCATGGATTTATCCGAACCGATGGAGAGACGCTGGTGTTGCTCAAAGACGTTGGCTACCAAGGAGACACGCACTTTGGGCTGACCGATCGAAGAACCTTTCACTTTGACGGAGACGACAGGAAGTATTCAATCATCGACCACGGGCCGCTGGCAAAGACTCAACGCAAGGCATACAAGTTCGGATACTTCATCGTTTAAAAACGCGTTGACGGTTGGACATCTGAGGGCGTGTGGTCGCCCATGAAAATAATCTTACTGATCTTTAGCATTCTGCTCGTGGCCTCAACTGTGGCTCTGGCAGTATTTGTAGAGCCCAAGTCGGGAAACGTATCCGGCAGCGGATGGAACGTCCCGTTCTGGCCATTCGTGCTGGTAATAGGTATTGTGCTGAATCCATATCTGCACGACCTGGTTCGCTTTTATCTCAAGACAAAGGTCGCGATCGCGCAGGCAGAAAACAAAATGCCCGACACAGCGATGGAGTCGATCGTCGCAGAAGAAAAAACCGCGACGAAAGAATCAAAGCCAGATGCTCCTCCGCCGTCCGGGCCGTTAACACCTACCGATACAGCAAAGGTGCCACCAAATGCCTAATCCTATCCGTTGGCTGTTTGCCGTTCTTCTGGTTTGCGCTGGCTTCGCGTCTCCGATAGCATGTAAGTCAGCTCCGACAAAAGCCGAGACGGCAAAGGCAGAGCAGAATCTCGACGACATTTCCGAGGATGCCGAAGACATTGACGATGCGGTTCAAAAGTCCACGGCATCGCCAGCGGTGAAGTCTACCGTTCAAAAGAAAACCCAGAGCATCACCGAGAAGGCGCAGGAGACAAAAAAGACCGTCGAGAGCCAAGGCGCCGCGATCGATCGCATGACGGCCGAGATCGCCGGCCTACATGCGCAGATTTCAGATCTGAAAGTGTACCGCGCGATTGTCTGGGCGTTCGTCGCTGGCGTGCTCCTCGTGATCGTTGGATTCGTTGTGAAGAAGCTGTTCTTCAGTAAAATACCAATTCCCCTCCCGTAACTCATTCCAGACGGTCGCCAGCCTGCACGGTTTGGCACCGTTTGCGATATTTCCCCAAGACCTACCCTATCCCAGCTCGACACTATACTGGCCCGTCCTGTGGCAAAATCTGCCCTCGCGGTGTCCTATTAGATAAAAAAGTATCTTTTTTTGGCCTCAATAGCCGTTCAGATCGTATATTAACGTGGAAGGGTAATCAGATGAGCAAAAGAAACGTTCCATACGAAAAGTCACGAAAAGCGCGACTGCGGGAGTATGGCCATGGAGAGATCTATTCCTACCGACGATTTGACGGGTTTTGCTCGGACTGCGGGATTAACGATCGGCATCGGTCGCAATCGTACTGCAAACCATGCAGGGCGAAACGCGCAAAGGTTATTCGTTTAGATAAAAAATTGGAGGGTAAATGATGAAAAAAAGCAAAAAAGAAAGCACCGAGTCGGCCAACGTGAAGATCAGCACGGTGCTGCACGACAAGGTAAAGAAGGCCTGCGGGGATGTGGGGATGAAGATTTCTTCATTCGTGGAGCGCGCAATCGAAAAGGAGCTTGCTGCGATCAAAGTTCGCGGCATGACAACATGAGAGCAAGGTACGCGGCCAAGCCATACACTCGCGGGAATACACTCGAAAGTGAAATCATGGGAAAGCTGTGGCGTTACAAGGTGCTTGGCTACATCCGCATGCCGAACGGCGACGAGGTGAAGTTCCTAAACGTGCTGAACGCCGACACGCACGCAGGCAGGTATGTTCACTCGATGCAGGTGCAAAAAGGGATTGAATGCGAACCAGTGCAGACGTACACTGAAGTGCTGGATTTCAAATAGTCGGTAACGTGTACCGCGCGTGAGCTATCGCGCTCGGTGCGAGTCTATTGACTCAAGGAAGGGTAAAGATGGGTGAACAAAAAAGCGGAGGGCTTTCGCAGGCGCTTCGACAATTTCAAAGTGAGATTGAATCGATCGAAAGAACAAGCGGCGTCGATTTCACGAACAAAGATGGACGGCGGACAAAGTACGATTACGTCGATCTGGCTGCGGTTCTCGATTATGTGTTGCCGAAGCTTTCAAAGAACGGGCTGGTGCTGATGACAACATCGGTTTACAATCCGATCGTAAAGACGGAGACGCAAAAGAAAACCGACGGCACTGAGGTAGCAACCTCGCAGGTCGTCAGGCAGGTGCATGGCATCGAGGCGTCCGTCACGCATGTCGAAAGCGGCGAGTCGATCAAAGAGACATGCTACTTTGAGCACGAGGCCAAGGATATCAAAGACCTTGGTGCGCAGCTGACCTACAAACGGCGGTATGCGATATTCACGCTGCTGTGCCTCAGTGCGAAGGGCGAGGATGACGATGCGGGTTCGGGTGGGCAACCAAAGGCACCGCGCGCGGCAACGCCAGATCCAGAAAAGCGACCGGCAGCCAAGGCTCCTCAGAGTAAACCTGGCGAAGTGAAGAAAACCAATGCTGAGATCAAAGCGGAGTTCGACGAGCTCGGACTGAATACAAAAGAAGTTCAGCTCGCTCTGCAGGCTGTAGGGATCAACACCATGGCGGCAGCGATCAAGTTCCGCAGAAAGTACGAGACCACCGAGCAGATGATGTCTGGTATTGAGGGCAACCAATGAGCCTCGGGGATGAAGTCGGGATATTCTACGATGTGCCGGATGAAGAATATCACGGGCTAAAAATTCCGTCAAACAGCTCCGTTCGGAAGTTTGCAGAATTGCCAGCGCTGTACGAGCTCGAATATCTGGAAGCAGAAGAAGACGAGAGCATGACGCAGGCCTTCCAAATGGGAAAGGTATTCGAGGTGCTGGTGCTTGAGCCACAGAAGGCGGTTCAGATCTGCACCTTCTCGACGAAGACGTATGACTCGAAAGAAGCCGTCGGGTGTATCGGTGCGCAAAGAATACCGATCGCCGCACAGGATCTTCCAAAGGTTGAGCAGTGGGCCAAGTGTATGCTTGAACGCTATCCGTTTAACTCGGAGACAAAGAAGCAGGTCACTGGCATCGTGGACTTCCCCTTCGGCGAGAAGACGGTGCGCGTGAAGATCCGCATGGACGAGGTAGACTTTGAAAACCGGATCATCTACGATTACAAACTGATGCGAGAAATAGACCCAGAGCAGTTTGAAAAAGATGCATGGGACAAAGGCTACGACACGCAGAACGCTTTGTACTGCAAGGCGATGGACATCCTGGCGCCCGGCAAGCCATGGAAGTTTGTCTTCCGGGTGCAGATGAAACACCCCTATGGATTCGACACTCGCTTCACCACGAAGTATTGGTTCAACACTGAATCGATCGAGAAGGCATGGTCGCACGTATCTATGCAGCTGCAGATCATGGCATCGACTACAGCTTACCGTGGTTACAAAGAAGGCTGCTTGTCTACCGAGCGGTTCAAGTGGGGCCGTGGATGAGACTGCTCAAAACCCTGATCGCTCTGGTCGGGCTTTTACTGCAGGCAGTGATCGCGATGGTGTTCCTTGAGAGCCATCACGCTCTTTCTATCGATCCGATGGAGTGGTGGTATCCCTGGCTGGCCTATGCGGTCGGCGGAGTGATTGCCGGCATTCTGGGATTGGTCGGATTCAACAAGATTGACAAAATGTTCAAAAAGAGAAGTTCATGAAATTATTTTTTACAGACACGGAGACCACAGGCCTCCCGAAGGATTGGAAAGCGCCGGTTACGGATAGCGCAAACTGGCCACGGTGCATCGAGGTGGCGACGATCGCAACCACGAAGACCGAGACGGTCGACAGCCGGTTTGCACACAGCTTCCTGATCAAGCCAATCGGGTTTGAAATTCCAGAAGAGGCGTCGAAGGTTCACGGCATCACCACGGCGATGGCTATGGAGCAAGGCGCAGAGGGCAGCGTCATCTTCCCACAGATCCACGAGCAGATGCTGATTGCGGACTGTCTTGTCGGCCACAACATCCGGTTCGATCTGCAGATCTTGAACGCAGAGTTCCATCGCCTCGGGCTTTCCATCATCGAACGACCGATGCTTTGCACTATGATGTCGGGTCGTCGCTATGATCAGAAAGGGAAATGGCCAAAGCTGGTCGAGCTGTACAAGGCTTTATTTCTAAAAGAGTTTGAAGATGCGCATCGGGTCGCGAGCGACCTGAAGGCGACTGAGGAGTGCTTCAAAGAGATGGTGCGACGGAATGATATCAAACTGCCGGAGGTGCCACATGGCATACTTCTCAAATAGCGGAGACGGTGAATCCTTCGATGAGCAGTGCACGAAATGCAAGTATGGCGATAAACCATGCCCGATAGCGTTTGTGCAGATGCAGTACAATTACGACGCCTGCAACAACCCAGTCGCAAGTCAAATACTCGAAGCGCTCGTGAAGAATGATGGAACGTGCACGATGTACAAGACATTTGAAAAAGACTTCTATGAAAACGACCCAGCGCAGGAGAAGCTGTTCTGATGGCCCATGAACAGGCGAAGGCAAAGGCACGCCGCGCATTCGAGGGACGGTGCGTATTCAAAGGGACTCTCGGGACTGACGCAATGCACTTCTACCCTGCCGGAGATTTCAAAACTCTGGCAGACGTAGAGTTCAATCTATTTCTCGGATCGCGGTCACTGCACAGCACACCAGACGCTGCGTGCTTCGATTGGGCGTTGAACAAAAAGAATGTGTTCGTGGTACGGAGTATCGCCGAGCGGCACTGGATATTGCTGAACCTGACGCTGATCGATGTGCGGCCGTTGATACGTTCGCGACTTGAGTTCCTTGAAAAGATCTGCGCCATCAATGGCATCGAATGGCACGAGCCATCACAACCGGAGGACTTGCATGAATTGTTACATGGTTTTAAGAATCGACGAGGCAGGGAAGCTGCAGTGGAATCCAACGGAGCTGGCCAAGTGGGAACAGTTCAGGCAGATCTATAAAGGCAAGTCGATCGAGCTGCAGGCCGGTGAGCTTTCACCGATCCGCAGAGAAGAGCATATGAAATACGTGCGCATGAAGATCGGCCACATGAGCAAGGTCACAGGCTATCGCCCTGGCGAGATTCTGGATCTGTTCATGGAGGCCTTGGGCCTTGGGAAAAGCATGGAGACTCCGCGCGACACTGTTGCGGAATTCTTTGTGCGGTTCCGAAGGATGTCGACCAAGCGTCTCACCAAGGCGCACGTAAATGCCATGAGCGACATGCTTGATGAGTTCAGGGATTTCTGGAACAGCCACAAGCCGAAAGAGATCTGGTTGAACTGGCCCGAGCGTGTAGAGCGACAAAGGCTGCGCGCAGAAAATGAATAGACGCAATGATTGCCTGAGCAATATGGATTCGTCGCGCCAACACTCCGAAAGCTCATCTTTACCCTAAGACTGCCACAGACCATGGGGCGGCACTAACCCGGTGTAACAGCCGGGTTTTTTATTATCTAACCCGAATATTTCGCAGTTCTGCCCATTAAGTTCTTTACGTAACACCCCTATGCATTAGACAGAGTAGCTGAAAGGCAACGCAGATGGAACTGCGGAACATAAGGTTAGACGAGAAAGCTCTCGCATACGTTGGCTTGCATTCACCGACTAACCCGGCATGCAAGGTTCCACCAACGTAGCCGAGAGCTTTTTTATTTTGGAGGAAATATGATCGATGAAAATGCGCCGGAGCCGACGTTTACGCAGTCTCCCAATATAGTGAATGATGTGATCCAGAGGTTTATAGACCCACACGAATACGGCATCCTTGGAGTGATAATCCGTAAAACGTATGGATTCCACAAATCAGAAGATGAGATCAGCAATTCTCAGATAGAGTTTATGACAGGGCTAAGTCGGCCAACGGTGACAAAATTTTCAAGAAAACTTGAATGGCGAAAATTAATAGTTATTAACCGAAGGAGAGGAAGGGCTCCGCTGTACAAGTTCGGGCCAAGATTTCAACGAATCAACGACGCGTACATGCTCAGATTGATGGAAAAGCGGAAGGAGAAACTACGAAACAGTGTTTCCACCCTTGAAGGACTACGTGGAAACACTGTTTCCACCACCCCGAAAGACGGGTTTCTAACCCCTGGAAACAGCGTTTCTACACAAAAGAAACTCTTAAACAAATCCAAAAAGAAATATGCGCCTGATGGCGAGAGAACTTTAACCGAGTATCACGACGATGAATTGAAAAAAGCTGTTGGATACATCCTCAAAGAAACCGGGATCAGGCTCACTGTAAATAGGCAGTTGAAGATCTGGTGGTATAATGCTATTAAAGACGACGACCTGAACACGCTCAAGTTCATGATTAAGAACTTCTGTCACAATGAAGCGAACAAGAAGATTGGTAAATGGGATTGGATTTCGTTTTTTAAGTACCAAGCCAAGAGGGCAAACTTTGCCGTCGCCGACATAAGAGTTCGCCAGCACGCTGAACCGGACGATGACGGTGTACCAGAGGAAGAGCGCCAACGCCACCGGGAGGCTGCAGGTGTCTGATTCAATAAATATCCGCAAGGAGATCGCAGCGCTTCAGAATAAGCTGAAGCAGGTATCTCGAACTGAAAAAATAGAATCGCTGCGCGGCGACGTTCGGCTGCTCGACTACATGGACAAGGTATCGACAGCTTTCACCGCAGGCGATATAGATGCGGCCCGAAAGAATGCCGGTTACCTTTGGCGAGGGCTGAACAGCGAGGCCATTTCACCAGCGACGATGAACTTCGCGCATCACTTCGAGAAATATAAATCCACCGGCACCGCGATCAAGATGCCGCAGGAGTGGGGCTTCGCTGGGAAGAAGGAGCTCGAGCTCGAAAGGGGTTTGATCTATCCGATCGGCGCGAAGCCCGGCACTGGTAAATCTACGGTGGCGATCAACCTCGCGTATTATTGGGCGTACCAAAAAGCGGCGATGGGATACCGCGTCGCATTCTTGACCAACGAGATGAAAGAGGGACAGCTCTGGGTGAAGCTGTATCAAGTACACTTGAACCTGCAGCACCACATGCGCCGGCCATTTATGCTGGCGAAGGATTGGCTGCGCTACCCAGAAAAGTTTCCAGCAGAGCACAAAGCCATGCGCGAGTTCGCCAAGATGATGTCCGATCGATTGGTATTCGTCAACGTGCGAAAGATGAGCGCCGAGGACATCTGCATCGTGATCGACGAAACAAAAAACCATTTCATGGTACATCCAGACATCATCGTGCTCGATTACCTGCAGCGCATCCCTCGAAACAGCGCATTCAAATCCGAGGAGCGCCTGGGACTGATCGACACGGTGCAAATGTTCAGCGACAAGATGGGCGACATCGATGGGATCATGTTCGTACTATCCCAGATGAACGAGACCAGCGGGTTTAAAGGATCTGCGGCCCCAGAGGAGGAAGCGGGAATAGCTTGGGAGATCTCCCGCGACACCGACCGAGAAGGGAAAAAGCTGCCATTGATAACGTGGAAAGTAAAGAAATCACGCATCTCGCCATACGTAACGGTGAACACCGGGTTCGATGATACCAGCGGCACGATTCTGGGCTCTGGCTGGGACGGTTCGGAGCCTGAAACATTCTAAAAATGGCTTTACTGCACAGGATAAAAAAGTATCTTTTTTTGGCCTTCGGGGTATCTCAGAGGCTATATTAAGGCATAGGGTAAAGATGAGCAAAGAAACAGAAGCGGTCGATCACCCAAAGGTGTCGGCAGAAGCGACAGCGATTCAACAGTTCAGCGAAGTTCGCATGGCTCTTGAAACGGTGCGTGAAGAATATTCGAAGATCAAGATCGAAGGGCCAGAGGATTCCGAAGGCTACAAAAAAGCAAAGGATGCAGCCAAAGAGGCTGGCGTTCTGCGGCGCAACATCGATGCGCGAAAGAAGGTGCTGAAAGAAGATGCGCTGCGCATCACTCAAGCCTATGACAAAACCGCTCGGGAGCTGCAGGCGATCATCAATCCGATTGAGGATGAACTGAAGCGCCAGATCGATGATGTCGACGACTTCAAGGCCAAGGAAAAACTGAAGGCTGAACGGGCCGCAGAGCTGCCGATCCGTAAGGAGAAGTTGGCGAAGTATCAGCACACCTACACCGACGACCAGCTGCTGCTGATGGGCGAGGTAGAGTTCCTGCAGGCATTGAGCCTATTCCAGCAAAAAGAGATTGATGAGCAGAACGAGAAGATTCGGCAGCAAGACGAAGAGAATCGCAAGGCGCAAGAGCAAAAGCAAAAAGAAGCCGATCTTCAGAATGCCCGCGAAGATGCGGCGCAGGCAGAACGTAATCGCGTTGCGCATGAACAGGCAGAGGCAGAGCGCACCCGGAAAGAACAAGAAGAAAAAGAACGCCGGGAAAAGATCCTGCCGATACGTGCGGATGCACTGGCGGTAATCATGCGAACAGTACCGAGCATGTCAGAAGAGCAGATCAACAGGGACATCCGCGACGAAAGTGAAAACATCATCAAGATGAGCGAAGCTGATTTTTCAAAGATGCTTGATGCCGCAAAAGAAAAAGCCGCAGCCGAACGCGAGCAGCACATGCAGAACCTTGGTGAAAGCCAAAAGATAGCCATGTGGATTGACGCCATGCTGGCGATCGAACGGCCAAAGCTGGTCGAAGGGTCGATCATGCAGAACGCAGTAACAGAAATCGTAGAGTACCTGGAGGGTGCAAAATGAAAACAGTAACGCTTAAAGAATACGAGACACGGATCAAAGGCGACCCGTACAAATTCCAGATGCTGGCCATGGGTGATGGAACAGTAAAGCTGGCGATTGCGGATAAAAACGGGCCGATTCGGTTTGAGGAGATGCAGCGCGACGACGTAGTGGGCGAACACCTGCGCGCGACTGCTGCAGACTTCTTAACGGGGAAAACGGTCTGACATGAAAGCGCAGAAGATAGCAGAAGCGCGAGCGATCGCCGACGCTCACCGAGACACCGTAATGGGGTATAAATTCGGGAACCAGCCGCAGCGCGACGACTTCCCTGATGAAAGCAGAATCTGGAACCCGTGGGAGAAGCAATGAACATAGAAAAACACCGCGCCTTTCTTGACTCCCTCGAAGATGAGAAGGGGTTATGAACACCATCAGAATAGAAAACATGAAGCCATATGAAGTGGTAAGTATGCCTTCTGGATTACCAGCAAAACCTGTGAATTATCACAAAAAATTTACATCGATACTGACTCGACTTGCATGGTGCTACTGGATAATAAAAGGCCGTGCAATAGCTGTTTCATACCCAGAGGACTTCAAATGAACGCCGAACACTGGCGCGCCTTTATTGACTCCCTCGAAGGTGAGAAGGGATTGCCGGAGGAAATAAACAGGCTACTGGAACCAGATAAAGACGTATGGCGAGAAGGTGACAAGATCGCATGTATCACAAACCTTTTGCCTAATCAGGTGCCGCAGTGGGACATTGTAAGTAAATTTCGCAGCGGTTACGGCTATATGATAGGAATGAAAGTTTCCAGGCTTTACATAGGTAGCCGCGCCGAATCGCGCCAAATCCCCGACCTCAAAGAGCGGGTAAAAGAATTGTTGCGGGATGCGATGGACGCACAAATGATTTTAGGGCCAGATGCAGACGAGTCTGATTATGAATTGGCTAACGCATTCCGCGCCCTATGCGCAGAGGTTAATCCATGAAATTCATCAGAAGGCTTTACCGCCGGTTCTGGGATTATCCACGCAAATGGGCGAGCCCCGGTTTTGAAAAGCACGAAATGCGTGCTTGGTATTGGCGCG